GATGGCTACGCCGTGCACTACGCTGACGGCTATACGAGCTGGTCTCCCAAGGATGTTTTCGAGGAGGCTTACCGGCGTAGCGACGGCATGACGTTCGGCCTGGCGCTAGAGGCAATGCGAAAGGGATTGAGCGTCACTCGCGCCCCATGGGGCGCTGCAGGCGTTTTCGTCTACCACGTGCCGGCGGCGGCATACCCCGTACAAACGGGCGCTGCAAAGGCTCATTTCGGCGAGGGATCGATGGTGCAGTATTTTGCTTACCTGGCGATCAAGCGCGCCGACGACACGGTTTGCGTTTTCATTCCCGGCATGGACTCGCTGCTTGCCGAAGACTGGCAAATCTTCACTCCTCCGCTCAATCAAGCGGGGGCAACCCAATCCACGCCGCGCAGCGACGACGAGACCATCGAGCAGGAAATCGTTCGCAAGGGCAAGACGGCGGAGCGTGTGACGCCAGCGGATATCGAGGCGGCGATCGTGAGCGAGCACTACTTCACGGCGGCAGATGCAGTGATGGGACTCGATAAGCACGTGCATCATGAGAGCCCGCTATGGCTGCGCACCTTCTGCGTGCTCGTGCTGCGCAATGGCTTTACGGTGACCGGCGAGAGCGCATGCGCGAGCCCGGAGAACTTCGACGCCGGGATCGGCCGCAAGATCGCACGGCAAAACGCCGTCGCAAAGATTTGGCTGCTCTAAGGCTATCTGCTCAAGCAGCGTTTGCATGACCAGCAGCACCAACCAATGGAGCAATCATGACTGACCAAACGAACGACCCCGTAGCCGCTGCGGCGGCGCAACTTGCGCAACAGCAGCAGCCGAAGGGCATCGTCGGCGAGCTTCTCGACGATGTGCGCGAGCTCGGCGAGAAGATCGAGAACTTCATCAACCCTAGCGATGCCGCGCCATCGTCGACAGAGCCCGCAACTGCAGCATCCGAAGACCCAAACGCCGGTGCGTCGGCTGCGGGAAATCCCTCCGACGCCGACTCGGCATCGTCTGCGCAAGTTGCATCGCAAAGCGTCGTCACCGGGGATCGCAGCGTTTCCGCATCCCTCGTTGAGCGCGCCCGGGTGAGTATCGATCATCTGCGCGCCCACCTATGGACGTTCGAGCAATCGACTGTTGCGCATCTGCACAAAGACCTTGACTTTGTCGAATCTTTGTTCAAATAACGCATCGACGTAGCACAAAAGTGTGAACGGAGGCGGTTAAAATGGCGGAAAAATTCATCAAGGATGCGATCAAAAAGCCCGGCGCGCTCCGAAAGGAACTCGGCGTGAAGAAGGGCGAGAAGATCCCGGAAAAAAAGCTCGACGCGGCGGCGAAGAAGGGCGGCAAGGAAGGGCAGCGCGCCCGCTTGGCGAAGACGCTGCGCAAGATGGACAAGTGATCGTCAACTGCTCAAGGAGAGCGACATGGCAGGCAACAAGAACGGCGTGAAGGCGCCACCGAAGCAGGAGCCGTATCACTGCGCTGGCACCGCGAAGAGCGGGAATTGGAACGGCGGCTCAAGCAAGGGCGCAGCGGGCGAGCGCTGGACCGGGTTCGAGCAGAGCCGCAGCGAAGCCGCTAAGCGCGGGATGGGGAAACGATAATCATGAAAACGATGCTGCTGCTTATCCTCTTGCTGGCCGTTTGCGGGACCTGGGCTTTCGGCGTTGGTGTCGCCTTCTTGATCGGCGGCGCGGTCACGAAGATCTTCAATACGACGGACGGCGGTTTGCTGCTGTTCATCGGCCTGGCGATCGCATGGAGTGTTTGGTTTGCCGCCAACGCTTGGCGCGCAGCGGTTGGCGCGGTGAAGGGCTGATATGGCGCGCGGTCGCGGTCAGCCTACTCTCTACCGGCCCGAGTATGTCGAGCTCGCGCGCAACTATGCGCTGCTCGGCGCGACGCTTGAGGATATCGGTCCGCTGCTGGGCGTCACCGGCCGCACGGTCAAGAAATGGAAGGTCGCGCATCCCGAGTTCGCTGCTGCGATCGAGGAAGGCAACAAGCACGCGGACGCCAAGGTGATCGGCAAGGCGTTTCAGCGCTGCATGGACGGCGACTCGACGATGCTCATCTTCTGGCTCAAGAATCGGCTGGGATGGCGGGATCGTCAGGACACTCAGTTGACGGGCGCGAAGGGCGAGCAACTCGTCTTCCAGATTACGACGACGGCTCCCGAAAAGGCGCACGAATGATCGTCTCCTACGCTCCTCCCGGCCCTATCTCGGCTGCGTTCATGCAGTCGAATAAGTTCGTCCGAGGGCTGATGGGTCCGGTTGGATCGGGAAAGACGACGGCGTGCATCTTCGAAATGATCCGGCGCGCCGCTGAGCAAAGACCGGCGCGTGATGGCCGACGCAAGACTCGCTGGGTCGTCATCCGCAACACCTACGCCGAACTGCGCACGACGACGATCAAATCCTGGCATCAATGGATGCCGCAGCACATCGGCCGCTGGCAATCAGAGGGGCCGCCTACCCATCATGTGCTCACCGACACGCTCGACATGGAAGTGATGTTCCTGGCGCTCGACCGACCGGACGACATCAAGAAGCTGCTTTCGCTCGAGGTGACGGGCGGATGGATCAACGAGGCGCGCGAGGTTCCGAAAGCGGTGCTCGATGCACTGACCGGTCGCGTCGGCCGCTTCCCTTCGATGCTGGACGGCGGCGCGTCCTGGTTCGGCGTACTGATGGACACGAACCCGCCCGATTCAGACCATTGGTGGTATCGACTCGCCGAGGAAGAGCGCCCGAGCGAATTCGCCTTCTTCCGGCAGCCGGGCGGCATGATCCTCGACACGGAGAAGAAGCTGATCTCCAACCCGCTTGCCGAGAACATCGAGAACCTGCCGGCGCGCTACTACGAGCGCCTCGTGGCCGGCAAAGGCGAGGATTGGATCAAGGTCTATGTCAGAGCCGAATATGGCTTCGTGAAAGATGGCAAGCCCGTCTACGCCGATTTTGTCGACGGCACTCACGTGCGCGAGTTCGAGATCGTGCCGCTTTGGGGGATCCGCATCGGCATCGACTTCGGGCTTACGCCGGCTGCGACGTTCAGCCAGCGCTCACCCATGGGGCAATGGCGCACGCATAGCGAGCTCGTCACCGAAGACATGGGCGCGGTGCGATTCGCCGAGGAACTGAAGCGCACGATAGCCGAGCGCTACCCGGGTCTGAAGATCATCTCGATTGCGTGTGATCCGGCGGGCGATGGCCGAGCGCAGACGGACGAGCGCACGCCGCTGCAGATCCTACGCGCGGCCGATATTGCGGCTCACGCGGCTCCCACGAACGACCCAATCAAGCGCGTCGAGTCGGTTTCGGCCTCGTTGCGGCGCATGGTTGACGGCCAGCCGGGTTTTCTATTGCATCCGCAATGCGCGGTGCTTCGCAAGGGCTTCGGCGGCGGCTATGCCTATCGACGCATCCAAATTTCCGGGCAGGAGCGTTATCACGACCAGCCCGACAAAAACAAGTATTCGCACGTGCACGACGCATTGCAATACGACTTCGTGGCCGGCGGCGAAGCGCTTCCGATCATCGGCGCGCAGAAGCGCGAGTACGGCCCAGTCGCAATCCCCCGCACGGTGAATCACTGGAATCAGGGGCGGCGATGAACCTATTCCGAACGAATGAACGCGTACGACCGAGCAATATGATGGATGTGCCAATTTGCGCTGTTTGCGAAAGACCGGTCTCTCAATTTATTTTTTCGCACGACATAAACCGCCGCATTTCCATCTATATCGCCCGCTGCCATGGCGCCGAGCAGCGCGTCGAACTGAGCGATTTGGACGTGATGTGCGCCGGCCCTCATGGTGTTTCTGTCACGCGAGCGTTTGACGCTCCGAAGCTGGAAAAGTAACCAATCCCGCCACTCGTAGCCGCGTATCGAGTGCGCTCAAGCAGTTCAACGCGAGTTCAACGATGCAGCCCTAGCGCTGCTATTCGCCGCCTTCGTGTGGCACTAAATGGACTCGCACAAAATGGCTGAAGAACGTGAAGGAATGGGCGCGAGGCTGGATCTCGTCGAAGACGAGCTAGTCGAGGATTCTCTGCGCCGCTTCGATATGGCTCAGAAGAGCCAGTACGAGATTCGCATGAAGTGCCTGCAGGACCGGCGCTTTGTCTTTGTCGACGGCGCGCAGTGGGAAGACGCGCTGCGCCTGCAGTTCGACAATAAGCCGCG